ACTTCTGGGACAACAGCATTTAGACCAACTGTTGAAGAAATAATTTCTGAATCATATGAGAGATGTGGTATCGATCCTCAAACAAGGACAGGTCACCATGCCACATCTGCAAGAAGAAGTTTAAATTTATTATTCTCAGAGTGGGCAAACAGAGGGATAAACTATTGGACAGTTGGCACTGCAACATTAAATTTATCAACAGATACCATAACATATAATTTGCCAGCAGGTGTAATTGATTTGTTAGATGTTGTTATATTTAATTCAGCAGACTCAACTCGCAACGACACTATTGTAAATAGAATAACATTGCAAGAATATAATCAAATACCAAATAAAAGCTCATCTGGTAAGCCAAGCCAATATATGCTTGATAAAGGTTTACAATCTGGATCTAATAATATTTCTAAAATATATGTTTGGCAAGCACCAGACATAAATACTTATGTTCTCAGTTATTGGGCAATGAACCAACTTGAAGATATAACAGCATCAAACCAAGATACAGACATTCCATATACTTGGAGTGAGTGCATCTGTGCAGGTTTAGCAAGCAAATTAGCAGTTAAATATGCTCCTGACAAATTTCAACTATTAAATGAAATGTATGAAAGAGCATTTAATTTTGCAGCATCTAGCGATAATGATGGTGTAAGTTTAAAAATACAACCAACAGCATTGAACTTGATATAATGGGAAGATTTGCAAAAGGTAAAAGATCAAGAGCGATAAGCGACAGAAGTGGTTTTGAAGTTCCATATACTCAACTCAAAACAACTTGGAACAATTTACGTGTTGAGCCTGAAGAGTTTGAGGTTAAGCATCCTCGTTTAACACCACCAAAAAATATAATAGATCCAACTGCATTATTTGATCCTAGACCAAATAATGATCCTGAAAATGTTTCTATATTTTTTAATTTTAATTGGTTTAATAATGCACCAACTGGTATGCAGGCAACACAATACAAAAAACCAAATTTACCAGTTGGCAAAGGCAGTGTTGGTTTTCCTTCTTTTGAAATTGAAAATACCAGTATTTCAGGAATAGCTGGAACAGGTGCTATAGGAACAGAAACTCCAGAAGCATCAATCGATGAAACAGGTGTTGCTGGAACAGGTAATGTAGGAGATGCATCTGTTTTAGGACTTATTGGTGTTTCAGGTATTGGCGGAACAGGTGCTGTTGG